ACGGCACCATGGACTGCTGTCTTTTTCTTTGACGATGACATGGGGGAGAGTGTATATCATGGGGGCCCCGGTGTGTGTTGTAAAAAATTTTAGATTGGGGCCCGGGTGGGGTGCGTTTTCCATGGGTCCCTGCCCCCAAACAAAAGTATCATCTAGGGTCCCTGCTCCATCCGTGCTGGTCCCGGTTCAAATCTGTGCTCCAGATCGACCACCAGTGCGCCACACATATGGGTTTACACTCAATGAGTCGCACCTGGAAAAATAAATTAGGGTGCACAGGGAGATGTTATGGCAAAAGCTAAACGTAAGTCCGCAAAAGAATACTGGCAGGAATTCGAGCATCTGGGCTTCCTTCCTGAGGTCACCTATGCAATTGGCTGGGAGACAGAGTTCCTTGGTCACGGGTCACACTTCTCAAAGGACGGTCAGGTGTTCGTCGCCGTATACGACCGTACTGCCATGGTTGAGCGCTTAGCGACAGAAGCGATGGATGAGTGTACGGAAGATGAGTGCCTTACTGAGTGCGATCACCATGGTCAAGCCGATGAGTACATCTCGTTCAACGTTGAAGGTGCGTATATGGGACCAGGGATGCCAGTCTACCTTTCCTTCGCTGAAAAGGATGATGAGTCCCTTAGGGAGTTTTGAGCCCTTTTGGGGCCTGCCTCACGGCACCGAGACCCTCACCTCACGGCTCAACCGCCTCACGGCGTTTTCGGGCCGAGCCTGAGGCTCTCTGGCCGGACAATGATGTGCAGTTCCATATTCGCCTGATAGAATACCTGGTATGCCTCAGCCGATAGCGAACATCCCCCCGATCTCCTGCTACGTCCGCAAGGAGTACCTGCGCGACCTGCAGGACGGACACGGCGAGTTCACACCTGCCTACTGGGTATCCGTAAAGGCGATTCGCCATCGAGCCCTCTACATTGAGGCGTTCCTCCCTGAGTACGGCGCCCTGTACGACAAGCTTCCCATCAGTGCCTTTACCTCTCGACCAGAGACTCCGAAGCCCGACCTTGCCCTTGGCAACCTACAGCTTTGGGATGCCAACTCCACCCAGGTGGCAGTCATCGAGAAGTCGGTCCTCAAGAATATGCGCTGCAAGTTCCGCACCCAGGAGGGAGGGTGGCACCACGGTCACTACCTCTTCACCGTAGATATGGTTCACTCGGACCCAAACGAGATCGACGCTAACTGGGCCAGGCTACCGGCAGAGCATAAGTCGTATAACTTTATTCGCCTGGACAACGGGCAGTACGCAGCCCAGCCAAACAACCGGGTCCTCTGGGAAGATGAGGCGCTGGTGTTCAAGACCCCGAAGCTTCCCGATTTCAAGGTAAGTACGAAGGAGTTCTCTGCTGAGGCGGGTAGGTGGAAGCTCGGCGACCAGGATAGCTGGAGCTATGAGGAGCAGGATGCGAAAGCTGAAAAGAAGTTCCTTCGCCCGATCAACCCTGATCCGGTGAAGGCAATAGCAAAGGAGATACACCGTGGAAGACCTAAGACCTCTTGACGAGAAGCTTGACGAGAGCCTGACACAGGAAAGCTTCACTGCCGAAAGCCAGAAGTTCACATTGGGATTTCGACTGATATTGGGATCTGAGGGGTCGGTGACCGCACTACCGCCCGATGGGCACGAGAAGCACACGATGACTGATGAGCAAATCATTGAGGCTGTCCGACATATGGTCGAGGGCGCCGAGGTCAACATTGTCGGCAGCAAAGACTGACGGAAACGACCCGGTCATGGGCATGTGCAATTATTGCAATGAGCTCACCAAGGTCTACGAACAGGAGGACGAACACCGTTCTCTGTTCCTAGTCTGCAAGAGCTGTATTAAGGACATATTTGTCCGCATTGACATCGATGAGGCCCGAGATCAATGAATGATATTTCCGTAGTCGTTCCGTACCGAGATCGGGCTGCCCACCTTGAGCAGTTCGTACCGGCGATCATCGGGGCGATTCCTGGCGTGGAGCTGCTTGTCGTTGAGCAAGGAAACGAGAAGCCGTTCAACCGAGGGGCACTCTGCAACGTCGGCTTTATTTTCTCCTCACACTCTCATATCATATTTCACGATGTAGACATGATTCCGCAGGGAGTTGACTACTCCCCACAGGACGGAGCCACCCACCTTGCGACTGCTGCAAGTCAGTTTGAATACAAGATGCCGTACCTTCAGTACTTTGGAGGGGTGACGATGTTCGACCGAAGTTCCTTCGCCGAGTGCAACGGATTCCCCACAAACTACTACGGCTGGGGGCTGGAAGACGACGCACTTCTCGACCGAGCAAACCTGGCTGGTGTGAGGATTTCTCGACGGGATGGCCAGCGCTTCCTTAGCCTCGACCACGAGAGGCCATACGATAATAAGCCGCCCAAAGAGAACATTGATGTGCACTTCAAGGCGCTAGGGTCAAGAGTGGCGGTGATGGCCAACGGGCTAACGAGCATGCGCTACACACTTCAGTCTGTAACAATTCAGGACGGCTACACCCATGTCGTGGTGGACATTTGACATTCCCCCGCGGATCATCTAGGCTTCATCCCCAGGCGTGAAGTTGCGCCAGAAAGGACAGGGTATGGCGAAGAAAGAGACTAAACCGGAGGACTGCCAGCTGTGTGCATGCATCGGCTGCTCGGAGGGGAACTGCTGCGAGCACGAAGGAAGGCGAGACGTCTGGGAGCAGCTGTCTAGCGCAACTGGCCACTCCTACTTCATTCAGGACATCTTCAAGCGAAAGATGAGCGACCTATCAGATACCTCGCTTGCGCTTAGCGTTGGCCTAAACAATAAGACGCTTGAGTGGGAAGAGCGGGCGGCTATCATCGCAACCGGCGTAATGGCAATCCAGAAAATCATTGATTTAAGCGACTACGAGTACAGCCAGGTGTACAATGACCCCAAGTGCGTTGCTTGCCAATGCGATCTGTGTAGAAAGAAAACGGAGGACATCATCCGCCGCTTGAAGGGCAACTGGGGAATGCCGGTTGTCAACACTTGCTGCGGCCATAAGGAGATGAGCGTCCATAGTGATGGCCTTCCGTTCTAAATGAAGGAGAAAGAAAATGGCAGGAAAGAGATTTCGAGCGAAGAAGAAAGCACGTTCCGTTACTCGGCGAAGATTGATCCCGGCGGGGACGGTCCTGAGCCTGTGTATCTTGACGCTGGTATGTATTTCTTTCGTGGTGGCGCAGGCCATTATCAGGGCCAAGTGATGTGGGGCTTGCTCGAAAACTCCAAGGAGATTGGCATGGTCGACAATATGTCACTCGAGTCAAGCTACGCGCTTTGGAGGCAGGGCGGCCTAAGAAACACTATGGCAATCTACGCCGCGAATAACCGGCCCTGCGAATGCGGCAACCCAGCCACTGAAAACGGACTGAGCTGCTTCAACAGCAATCACGAAGTGATGCGGTCGGAGATGCGGCGGCTAAATATTGTGACGGAGGATTAAGATGGAGTTTGCTATTGCCGTAATCCAGGCGTTGCTTTTTGGGCTCGGTGCTGGATCTGTCGTTCTTTTCGGGGATGCCGTGGCAACATGGGCGCTCAGGTCTCTTGGTTTCAACGTATGGACCGGAGACCTTGTTGCGTTTATCACAGCAGGCCTTCTAGTTTTGTTTACACTTGCATACGTGGTGATTTAAATGTCAAAAAAGAAACGCTTTAAGCAACAGTCAAACCCACAGCCGAGGCCTCAAGCGGCAAGGTTCAAGCTTGCAGTTTGGACGCCATCCCTGACCGGAACGTTCAACGTCGGGTACGTCAATTCAATTCTAAAGATGCAGGTTGAGGCCCAGAGGGTCGGAGGAAAGTTTTCCTGGGGCGTTGTTCCGGGGATTTCAATACTTCCGGTCGCAAGGAACAGGTCAGTAGTCGAGTTCCTTAAGGGGGACGCGACGCACTTCATGTTCTTGGACTCAGACGTGGGGGTCAACGCGCAAGACGTAATGGTTTGCGTGCTGTCTGGTCTTGATTTCACGGCACTGCCGTATTCCAGAAGGGCGTTCGACCCAGCGCGAGCGCTCTCCATTATCCAGGGGACCCCAGGAATTGAGCCAAAAAGCATTGCCTCGATCCTAGCTCGACCGGCGTTTGAGTTCCACGGGACTGAGCCGAAGGAAATCGATCCAGAAATCTCGGAGCTTGGCTTTGTTGTTTGTGACCGAGTCGGAACCGGAGCGATGATCCTTCGACGAGAGGTGTTTGAAAAAATGGCGCCAATCGTTGACGAGTATTTTGACCTCATGAACGAAGAGCAGGAGACCATTACGACCAAAAACTTCTTTGGGTATTCACGCAAGGAAGGATATTTTATTGGCGAAGACTGGACCTTCTGCGACCAATGGACATCCCTTGGCGAAAAGATTTACCTTAAGGTCGACGCAAAGACCTCACATGAGGGAAGCATCCAGTACGGATACGACTTCCAGGCCCTGGCCGACATAGCAGCAAAGGCAAAAGACGATGCAGGGGCCTAAGTACACCATTAGCCTAATTCCAGACGACTTCATGCTCCAGGAAGATGGCGACTGGAAGCTGGCAAAGATTGTCAAGTGCCCAGAAGAATACAGAGATCTTATCGCTGAATTCTATACGCTGAAGGAGCATAAAATTTTCGGTCTTGACGACCAGATCGTTGACCTTTATGATGGGGTCTACGAGCGAATAGGCGCCATCGTTGCGCACTGGAGGTCAAGCGGGGCAATTGAGTTTGCCGTATTCAGCGAAATCGAAGATGCTGAGAGCTTTATGGAAGCAATCCTTGACCTGGAGCAGTCCAGGGGAAAGTGGAACATTAAGTGACCCACGACACGTCGGATCAGTGTATGCACAGCCTGGAGATGCTGCGGGAGACCCTGCACATCGACAACTGCCTGCACTGTGTCTGGCAGGAAGCCGAAAGCGTAGTCGGAAGCTTCTCCATTAAGGGGGCGGACGGCCAGTACGTAGCGCAAGCTGACGGAGTATCTGCTTTCGGGAGAAGCGCCGTAGAGGCGGTAAGGAACCTGACAAGAATTTTGAGCTAGGAGAAACCATGGAAACTGTTTCGTACAGCGCTGGGGGGGAGTAGCTCAAAGGTTAGAGCACCGAGCTTATATCTCGGCGGTTCCTGGTTCGAGTCCAGGCTCCCCTACCAAAAAAGAAAGGATGTTTATGGGAACCATGACAAACGCAATGTTCGACGCAAGGGTAATACCAGACAGCGAACTCATCGACGCAATAGTACGGCCGCATAAAGTTCTCGGGGCAAAGGATGACCCAGATCTTGGGCCGGTTTTCACTTGCATAAAATGCCAGGATGAGTGGCCAGCTGATTACGATTTCTGGGCCAAGCCAACCCAGGGCGGTAAGTGTCTGGCATGCGAGTGGGAAGACCGGCCAAAAGAAATGCGGACCAACGCCCACTACGAGCGCTGGAACTCCCGCCGACTACAGCGCAAGCGTCAGGCACGGCTTCGGGAAATTGGTCGAGAGATTGGCATCCCCCACCGGCATAACCGTATTCGAACAAGAAAAGTCCCCGATCAGATCTCGCTTGGGCTAGAAGTCGGAAATGACTGAAAATACACAAGATGGTGTGGACATGTCAAAAGATAAGGACTTGACACGCCAAGACGCAGAAGCCATAATTCGCACATGTCCAAACTGTGGTGAGACGCTAGAGGACAGCAAGTGCAAGCTTGTCTGCGAATGCGGGTATTTTGCAAGTTGCTCCGACTATTACTAAGGAGGAGATATGGTTGTTAAAAACATTGCGGTAGTGGCAATAATTGTCGCACTTGAGCTCACTGTGCTCACTGCTTATACCCACATTACTACGCAGGCTGCCCCCATTCACGCCCTTCCACCAGAGATGAGAGACGACTGGCAACATCCGGTCGAGCTAAAACCAGACCTTTTCGCCTCAGGAAAAGCAAGCTGGTACGACGCAAGCAGGAACAACGCCTGGTACACCCGGAAAACCGAATGGGGAGCGCCGGTAGAATTTTACGCTGCCGCAGGGCCGGACCTGAGAAATCTTGTTCAAGCCTTGTTTCCGACTAAAATCAATTGGGGCGTAACAATGTGGCGTAAATTTGCCGCAAAAGACCAGAGGCCGAAGTTTATAGTTACATCTATAGTTACAGGCAAGTCAATAGTCGTTACTGTGACAGATTGGTGCGGCTGCTATAGTGGCACGGTGAAAGACAAAAGTGATGATAAGATCGTTGACCTTTCACCAAGTGCGTTTGTAGCGCTTGGACTACCCCTCTCGAGGGGAGTGATAGACGTAATCATTGAACCAGTGAGGTGATCAAATGAGCTGTAATTGTTCGGTAAACCTTTCTGATCTACACGAGATTGCGCGAGAGCGCGGAGCATCTCTTGGGGTGCTGACTATTGAGGTCTCGTACGATTATGGGAAGCCAGAGGTCCTTGTGCAAGCAGACCTTGACCGGGGAGATGGCGAAGACGCAGAGACAGTGCTTCTTGAGACTAAGGCCAACACGATTAACGGAGCGTTGCTGAAGGTAAAGGCAATGGTCGAGGAGCTCAAGGTTGCCGGAGAGTAGGCAGGTACGACCACAGGCTACATTTGGAGAGGGCCAAATGCTGCGCCTTCTTGCGCAGTTTTACGGCAAGAACCCAGTCCGCGTTGAATGGGCCGACAGCCTGGTAGAGGACCTTTCAAAGCATGGCGTAAAGATTTCCATATCTACCGCAAGGGCATATGTCTACGGTATGCGAAAGCCAAGCAAGGTTGTCCTCGAAGCCCTCGAGAAGGTTAGGGACGATCTCCTCGGCAAGTCCGATCCAGAGATTCCCCAGCACATCCAGGTCGAAGTTGAAGCGCTTAACACAAGGCGGCTGATTAAGACAATTACGCTCGATAAGCGCCACAGGGCCATGGATAAGCGCTATCAGCAAATTGCAGAGGCTGCAAGAGAGGCAGGGGCGAAGATGTCCGTTTACGCGGATTGCGTACAGACGATGTGCACGATGTGCGTTGGGCCTGGGGGCGCTTGCATGATTACCGATTGTCCGCTACGATCAGTATCCCCACTCCCACTTGGGTACGGGGCAAAAACAATGGCAGAGACAGAAAAGGAGAACAGGAATGTCTAGTTGCACAAATGAGTTCTGCAATTGCAACGCGATTGCGGCTGGCGCAGCAATACCACACGGGTCGAGCTCTCCAGATGGGCGACCGCTTAGCTACGGGCCAATTACCACCTACACCACGTTCTCTGCTTACCAGGACAATGCTGGGAAAACTTCAGGAGCCTGGCGAGAGATGGATGAAGGTCGGGCTAGGGTTGCAATTGCTGCAATGGGACTCACCGGCGAGTCAGGTGAGCTCGTCGACTACTTGAAGAAGTGGGTGGGTCACGGTCATCCGCTAGACACAGACAACGTTGAAAAAGAGCTTGGAGATGTGCTTTGGTACGTCGCTGAGCTCTGCAATGCGCTTGGCCTTGACATGGACAAGATCGCTCAAAAGAATGTTGAAAAACTGAAGGCGAGGTACCCAGATGGCTTCTCCCAGTCGGCAAGCATCAACCGCAAGTCCTAGAACGTTCGAAGAGGCGTTCGAGGAGATTTACAAGGAGGCCTTCAACCTCCTGGTAGATAAGCAGCGCCGGTATGGCGACTCAAACATTGAGCAGCTGGGCCTCCATGGGGTTATTAGCAGGATTGCTCACGATAAGACCGCCCGCGCAAAGAAATTCCTTAATGGGAGGATTGAAAACGGCGTAGTAATTCTGGACAAGCTCCCAGACGGTCAGGACGAATCTATGGAGGATACGTTGCTTGACATCGCCAACTACTCTCTAATCGCCGTTGCGCTTCTGCGCGGCGAGTGGGGCCACCCCATGAAAGAAAATGTCAATACCGATAAGATTTGATGCGTTCAGACTTTCGTCGGTTATTTTCGGCGGCGGTCACTTCCTCAAGGTGGGAAGGATTGACGCATTTACGGTTCTGACACAGGTGGTCAAGTTGAGTAGTTCGCGGAATGTCACGAACCTCTCGCTTATAGAGCCATCTGTGGGAGCTGACCTTCCAGCCACGCCACTTGAAAGCGCCGTACCCGTTTGGGTCGGTCGCACCGGTCCAGAACCAGCAAGTGGTTGTCTTTTCAACCATTGCCATAAATCTGTCCATCTCGTCTTGGGTGTATGCTGATGGCATGCGTGGTATTGTACATCCATGACTGATAACCAAGACCGCTGGGTTGGCGACGTCCCCCATTCCTGGAAGGGCGGATACTGGGGAGCGACCTGTCCGTTTTACGCCGACCATGGCCCGATGTGGGTTACCAAGGATGAGCTTTACGTGTGCTCTCACCGGGCGCACGACGGATTCTGGGGCAATATGCCAGACCTGCCTGGCTACGCAAAGCTAAGAGAGCAGTATCCTGACGGCATCGTTCCTGTGACCAAATCTTATTGGAGATCGTCCGATCTTGTCAGGCATTACTGGCCGGATGACCCAGCGGCAGGGAGCCAAGCCATCCGGCAGGAAGTATTATCACCGGATTACGAGTCAATAGATGGATTAGAGAATCCTGCGCTAGAAGCTAATTCTTAGCCCTCACGACAGCGATCCACCCCGCCTCCATGTCGTCAAGCGTAGCGTAAATCTCCCCAAGCTCGTCAGTCAGAACGAATGAAGATCCATCCTTGTTAGGCGCAACGTCAACCCCAGGCATATCCAAAACGCCGGAAAGGTGGATTGCGTACACCAAGTCGGTTGGCGGCTCAGGATAGGTTTCCTCGATTTTGGCCATTTCAGTAGTATACAACAGAAACCTGTGATAACATCTACCCATGGAATCAAATATTGCGCAGGGGATTTCACATCTCGCCATCCCTCTTTTCGACGTTGCCCCGCACCCTAAAAATGCGCGACGCGGCGATGTAGAGAAGATTGCCGAGAGCCTGAAGAAGTTTGGGCAGCAAAAGCCCATCGTTGCCCAGAAAGGCACAAAATTCGTTATTGCCGGTAATCACACTTGGCATGCGGCGAAAAGCCTTGGATGGGAGACAATTGCGTGTCACTTCACTGACTTGTCGGAGAAGGAGGCGCAGGGGTATCTAATTGCAGACAACCGCACAAGCGACCTGGCAGAGTATGACCCGAAGGCGCTGGCGAGGTTGCTCGTTGACATGAGAACCGGCAATGATCTCGAGGGAACGGGATTCATGAGCTCCGACGTAGATGCAATCCTGAGGGAAAGTCTCATCTTGGCAGACGAGGTTGGATCATTCCTTGATGATTTCATCTCGTCTCTTGGCGACGGGCCAGACCAGGTCCAGGGCGCGGAGCTCGACGGGGAGAGACTGGTGAGGCTGTCTTACGAATCAGCCGGTGGTAGGCCGGTTGCAATTAAAAAGCTTAATGTTACCGAAATGATTAGTCTCATGAGGGGAATCGATAGTGCCAGGGACAAATTCCGAGTGGAATACCCAGGAGAGGCATTGTCAAAAATCGTAGAAGATTGGAGCGAGGAAAATGGCTGAGCTACTTAAGATTATCAATGTTGCGGAGTTGGCGCTTGCTAAGCCCGACACCGCCATTCCCGTGGTCGGAGCGGACGCGCGTGGGCAAAACATCGCCACCAACGGGAAGCTTGGTGCAGACATCCTTTGGGTTCCGTCCAACGCATCCTTCCCAATCCACACCCACCCAGGCGACCATCTCTTGATGTGCCTTGAGGGTGAGGGGACCATCTCGTTTGATGGCCAGAAGATTGATGTTCGACCTGGCGACATGTATATGATCCCTGGCATGATTCCTCATGCAGTAGGCGCAGGCGCTGCAGGCCACGTTCTGCTTGCAATCGGTAGCCCACATAAGCCGGTGGACGCCCCTGATCGAATGAAGCCAACCGACTGGCAGGGAAATGCCGTAGAGGCCCCGATATTCGATGACAGCGAGGCGAAGAAGCAGGACGAGTAATGCCTGTGGCAGGGCTTACATACGGACTCGAGCTAGAATGGGCCGACACAACGCGCTCAATAGAGCTGCCGAGTGACCTTGCCTCGTGGAACCTGTTTGAAGATACGATCGTGAATAGCGACGGGACGTCAAACGATCAACTCGGAGACAGGGGTGGTAAGGGCGGGGAAATTAATACTGTCCCAAGCGAAAGCGGAGATCGTCAGGTAGAGATTGCAAGTTCGCTAATCAAGCTGTTTACTGATGCCGGGTGCCCCCCAACAGTGAACTTTAAGACTGCCATGCACGTGCACATTGGGTACGACGGGGTAAAAGAAGATCTTGGGGCAATGAAGTCGCTGATTAGCTATGTGTCCAAGTACCAGGTCGAACTACTCTGGTCGACATTTAAGCTTTCGGAGCCTAAACCGCAGCACTATGAGTCGATGGATGACTACAGGTTTGCATTGGAGTATTTCCGAAAGTATACGGTTCCGTACCGCGGCCATGTCTATTCTCCGGAGACAGCTAGCCGGGCGCTATCGGCTTCGACTATTGACGAGTTCTTTGACATTATCCGGCCCATCCAGGATGAATTTGATGAGACGGATCGATCGTTCATCAACCTGTCAAGTATCGAGAAGAATGGAACCATCGAATTCCGACAGTTCTCATCTACGACAAATACCGATCAGGTTCGTGACGCAATAGACTGGTGCGCCGCGTTTGTCAAAGAAGCGCTTGGCGAGCAACGGCATCCCCTAGAATTCATGAACGACCAATACTATGATTTTCCAGACCAGCTGCACATTGACGCTAAGCTGGAGAGGGCGTACCGAGAAGATTATCTTTTGAACGCGACAGGAGACCACGCAGTGTCGCTCAGGAGCAGGGAGGCAAAATGGCGATAGAGATCAAGGAGATTAACTGGAGAATCCCATTTGCCTTGCGCAACTATGGTCCCAACTACATGACCTACGGATTTGAAAGAGCAGCAGAGCCATCAACGACTTGGTGGGGCCTGCATGTTGACGGGAATCTTGTCTCGTTTGGCCGACTTGACATCCCGCCACGCGGGGCATGCACGCTGGGCTCTCTTTGGACAATGCCAGAGTACCGCGGCAAGGGATACGGCAAAATACTTGTCGAGCACCGGCTGAAACTCGTCGGCGACCGAGACGTTAAGACAATAACTAGAGCTGCTGAAATATATGAAAAGTTTGGATTTGTCAATGCGGGTATTGTCGCGCAGAGAGACGAGGGAACTTGGTTCCGGATGATTCTTAAGCGAGGAGCTCCTGGCAAGCTTTCGAAGCGGGCAATCATTGTCGATATCGACGAGACGCTCATTGATAGCGAGGGGAATACCATTCAGTCAACAATGGATTGGGTTCAGGAGAACAGAAAAGGTAGGTCCGTTATTATTTTGACTGCGAGGGCTGAAGAGTCAAGGGAGCGCACCGTGGAAAGCCTAAAGAAGGCCGGTATAAAGTATGACGAGTTGTTCATGAGCGACCTTCCTGCCGGTGCGTATGTAGAGTCAAAGCGCTGGAGAGTTAATAAGCTACTCGAGGATAACTACATCCTGGACATGGCAATAGACGACGATCTCGACGTGCGAAAGATGTACGAATCGCTTGGTGTTGGCGAAGTAGTCGACCCGGAGGAACTCAATGGATAGCCTTGATATTCTAACTTTCGACCCGAGGACCGGGGAGTCAAGAGCTAAGTTTGAGTCTGCCAACGCAAAGACGGTAATGGAGGCGCTTTCCTCTGCGCGGACGGCCCTTCCAGGCTGGGCTAATTTGACTTACGCCGATCGATCAAAGTTCATGTTTCAGCTGGCCGATGGCATGGAGCGAAGGATCGATGAGCTTTGCATGTTTGAGTCGATGAACACCGGGAAGCCAAGATCGCAAGCCCTCAGTGAAATAAACCACGCGATCGACACTATTCGTTTTTTTGCTGGTGCAGCCCGAACGCAAACGTCTACAATTCCAGGCGGCTATATGGAAAACACATTTTCGTATGTGACAAGAGAGCCAGTTGGGGTTGTTGGAGTCATTCTCCCCTGGAATTACCCGACAGTTATTTGGGCCTGGAGGATTGGGGCAATCCTCGCCTCCGGATCAACAGCAGTAGTAAAGCCAGCAGAGCAAACCCCGTACTCTGCGGTACTCCTACAAGACATCTGTCTCGAGAACCTGCCATTGGGCGTCGTATGCACAGTACTCGGCGGAGAGGAGACCGGCAAGGCAATGACATCAGCAAACTTTGACTGCATCGCTTTCACCGGATCCACTTCAGTCGGCAGGGAGATCTCCAGGGAAGCATTCCCGGCAAAAACATCTCTAGAGCTTGGTGGTAACGGACCAGTAATATTTTTTGAAGACGCCCCCGGCCGAGCGGCAAAAGATATCGCTGCGGCTGCGCTCTACAACAACGGTCAATCCTGCGCAGCTCCAGCACGTGTTATCGCTGTTGGCAAAGCCGCCTTTGAGAGGGCTGCCAGGGAGCTAACCGAGGAATTTTCTTCGGTGCCAACGAACATGCCGTCAATCAGCATTGAGCAGGCGGAGAAGATTGAGAGATTCATCTCCGAGACCAGCGGTGACGTAGTCCGGGGTACCACGACCCAAGAACCCGGGAAAGAAGACCGGGGGTATTGGGTAAAACCAGCCCTTGTGATTAACCCATCGCCAGTGGACGACGTTGTTTCCTGCGAGGTATTCGGACCGGTCCTGACGGTTCAGCTTGCGTCCGATCTTCGGCAGGCTGTTGAGATGGCAAATATGTTTGGCCCCGGGCTCTCTGGTTCGGTATGGGGTTCCGATTTGACAAACATCAAGGTATGCGAGCAGGCTATGGATGTAGGTGAAGTCTGGGTCAACTGCCACCTTGCCCAAACGCCAGAGATACCGCATCCCGGAAGAGGATTGAGCGGAAACGGTGCCGACATGGGGGCCGACGCAATCCGAGAGTACCAGCACGTCAAGGCAGTACACGAGAGGTACGCACGATGAGGCGTAGGTACCCGGGGCTTGATATCACCAACAATGGCACAATCGCCACGAATACGCGCCGAGGGAAGAAGTGGGACGACGTAACAATTTGGCAAGCATATGACGAAATTGAGAAATACGTCCCTACGTCGTGGCTTGAAGACAGGATCGACGAGGCAACCCGAAGGATTGAGCTGGCTAAGCAGAAGTATCCCGGGAAGGTAACAGTCGGGTGGAGCGGCGGCAAGGACGCGCTCGTCGCAGAGCGGGTTCTGAGGATCGTTGGCTACGACGCCGGTGTTGCGGCCCTGTATCGCTGCGCTAAGGTCGCCGAGATGCACGAGTACGTCGCCGACCACAAGCCGGAAAAAATCGAGATAATCGAGATAGGGCCAGATAACTCCTGGGTCATTAAGAATAAAAACAGCGTTTGGGGACAAAATCCTCCAGCGAAACTTGCGAATTTCCACGCGCCAGCGCAAAGGGAATGGTGCTATAAGAACAGGTCGGCGCTGCACATCACGGGTAGGCGGATGGACGACCAAAACCACTGCGGCAAGCACGACAGGAACCTGGGCGGAGTTCAAGCCCCGCGCGGCAGGGGAACTGTAAGCCTTGCGCCAATCTACGACTGGTGGCACGAAGAAATACTGGCCGCCATTAAGTACTTTAATCTCAATCTGGCCCCTACATATAAGGGCCAGTACGGATTCATTATCGGGTCAAACAGTAATTGGGTTGACCTGGCTGACCTTGTTGGAAGATCCGATATAACTCTATTCCCGACTATTGTAGAATTTAGAGATTGGATTGGACGGGTTGCCCCCAAGAGCATTCCGGAATTTGATGAGATTATGAGCGCATGACAGAAGAGCAGAAGAGCCACTTTGACATTAACCCAGACACGTTCTGGGAGAGTGCGGCTTCGGCCAAACACGGCACGAAGGACCAACGTGAGTACGCGCCCAATAGCGTTCGCCGTCGCGTTGGAATTGGGAAGAATGTGTGGGAAGCAGCCCTGGACAGGATGAGGTTTATCTTTGCAAACTTCGAGGAGGTCGTCGTATCGTTCAGCGGCGGCAAGGATAGCACCGCGACCATGATGGTTGCCTACGAGGTCGCAAAAGAGCTAAACAGGCTCCCGCTCCGCGTTATTTTTATTGACGAAGAGGCTATCCCGTACCAGACCGAAGAGTACGTCCGAAGGGTTTCTCAACTTCCAGGAGTTCAGCTCGATTGGTACTGCCTGCCGATTCGACACCGAAACGCTTGCTCAAGGGAAAACCCGTGGTGGTTCCCATGGGCACGAGAGGAGCAGGATAAGTGGGTACGTCCAATGCCACCAGAGGCAAACGCAAGAATTGACGAACAGCCAGTGCTAAAAGAGTGGATGGAAAGGGCACACGCTGATCCAGAGCTTCGTGTCATGTACCCGGACATCAACGACATCATGGCCGACCCTGCTGGAACTGGAAAAAAGACGATCATGCTTATCGGACTGCGCGCGCAGGAGAGCATCCGAAGAATGAGGCTTGTGTCGAAGCGTCCTGGCTCCAAGGCCAATTACATTGTTACCGACGGGATCGATAAGCACGGAGTTCAGCTTAAATCGCAAAAGTACACACCGAGGATCTTCAAGGGATATCCGGTCTATGACTGGACGAATAACGACATCTGGACAGCGGTTAGGAAGTTTGACTGGGACTACAACCAGTTGTACCGACACATGGTCATGGCGAAAATCCCCGTTAACAAGGTTCGAGTTGGTCCTCCCTACGGCGAGGAGCCGATGATCTCTCTTTGGATGTTCTCAAAGGTCGCACCGGAGGTCTGGGACCGCATGGCCCACCGTGTTCCCGGTGCAAACACTGGCGCAATGTACGCCCATACCGAGCTCTGGGGCGTTGGAATCCCACCGAAGCCTACTGACTTGAGCTGGGAACAATATATGGTGCACTACATTAAAAAGTTCCGGCCGGAGGATCAGAAAGTTATTGCGAAGCGAATTCGAAGATGGATTGGGTGGCACCACGCTAAGACCAACGATCCGATACTGCCAAATGCTCCGCATCCGCTCACCGGGATAAGTTGGGGCTTCCTCATGAGCGTGGCAATGCGTGGAGATTTCAAGAACCGGAAGGAGCCACCAGCGCCAAAGACCACCGAGCGAGAAAAGGCGATGGTAGAGAACTACAAGATCGAGTATCGTATGCTTGCTGAGAGCGGAGAGCTTTCAACCTGGAGAGTAAAGAGGGGATAATATGGAAAAGGTAATAGGACGAGATAAGCAGCCGCTAGCGAAGGTTGAGTGGGTCGACCGCAATACGCTTCGTGCAAACGACTACAACCCAAATCACGTAGCGCCGCCAGAGCTTGAGCTGTTGAAGCTAAGCATCATGGAGACAGGCTGGACACAGCCGATCGTAGCGCGCCGAAGCGGGGAGATTGTCGACGGATTCCACCGATGGACATGCTCCGGAGACCCAAGGGTCGGTGAAATGACAGACTTCCTTGTTCCGGTAGTGTTCATCGATGTCGATGCAGCCACGCAGCGTATGGCAACGATTCGGCACAACCGCGCACGCGGTAGCCACGGCGTGGTCCGGATGGCTGACATTGTTGCCGAGCTTGCCGACGATATGAAGCTCCCAAAGGCCGAGATTATGCGACGCCTTGGAATGGATAACGAAGAGTTTGAGCGGTTGCTTGACCGCGGAGATATCATTAAGCGCCTTGCAAGAGATGATTTTAACGAGGCGTGGGCACCAGAGGAGGATAAGTAGTGGTTAAGGCAGTAGGTCATCTTATCGGATTTATCGGTGCTGGGCTTTTGTTTTATGGAGTCTTCGAGCTAAATAAGTTTATTGGCGCGGGACTTCTTCTGTTCTCCGTGTCCCAGGCGGCTATTCGGTATGTCGAAAGCCAAGGGTAAAGAGGCAGCCGTCTCGGCGATAGAGCGGCTCAGGGCGGTGCTCCAAAGCGGCTTCGCTAGCGGTATGTTCTCGGCGCCGAACAAAAGCGACGTGCTTGTTCGCGCGGCATACCTCCGCGGGGTGTCCGACTCTATTGACATAATCCAGGAAGAAATAGATTCCAGGGCAGTTGTAGTCAAGTACAACTCATCGATTTCGGATTAGGTTGCAGTTCCGACTAGACTCGGCTAGACTGTACCCGAAGGAGGTGCCTTATGGCCCACGAAGTAGAAAGCATGGCGTTCGTCGGAAACCGAGGTTTGCCCTGGCACGCAGGAGCAACCGCAGGCTTAATTGAAAATCTTGCCGACCTAGCGAAGGCCGACCAGATGATTGCGGCTGCTAAGCTCGGATGGAAGGTGAACCAGATGCCGATCGTTGTTGACGGGATCGGTGCGCACATCCCAGACAAGGTGGCAAACGTCCGCGATTCTGACCACAAGGTGCTGGGCATCGTCAGCCAGCGGTATAAGGTCGTCCAGAACGATCGAATCTTTGAGTTTGCTGAGGACCTGTGTGGTGTCGGCGGGCGATTTGAGACAGCTGGATCTCTTCGCAACGGGGAGATTATCTTCTCCTCAATTGAACTGCCGCATGACTTTGTCGTCGATGGGGACGTGAGTAAGGTAAAGACATATCTTCTTGTCTCAAATGGCCACGACGGAATCCACGCCTTCAAGGCCTGCATTACTCCGGTGCGAGTCGTCTGCATGAACACCCTTAACGCTGCGTTCCGTGGCGCCAAGGACAAGTTCTCTATTCGCCACACCGAAAACATTGCCGGAAGGATCAACCAGGCCCGTGAAATCCTTAAGCTTACGACATCCTACATGGATGACTTTAAGGTCATGGCAAACAACATGGCACACACCGTAATCACAATCCCAGAAGGGCTGGCTATGGTGAAGAGCATCTTCCCGCTCACTGAGGACGAGAAGCGCGGTGGGGCAGAGATGTCTATCAATGCCCAGAAAGTTATGGGTAATTGGCTCGAGTCGCAGAACATTGAGTCTGTCCGCATGACTAAGTGGGGGCTTTGGAACGCGATCACTGAGTTCATTGACCACGGGATGGCCTACCGCGGCGGAAAGACGAGCTCAGTCTCCGACGCAAAGGCAGAGTCTATTTTGTTTGATGGGTACGCAGCGAGAGCTAAAAAGGCCTCGCTCGAATCTGTCATGAGTTCTTGAGGTAATTATGCCTGAGATTAACAAGCTTTACACGCTAAGGGAAGCGGCACACATTCTCGGAATTTCGTATAGCACGCTTAAAAACCAGATCTATTTCCGACGCCTTGCGGCAAAGAAGGACGATCGTGGGCACTATGTTATCAGCCGAGAGGAAATCGAGCGGTACCGGGACGAAAGCCTTGGGAAGCAGCAAAACCAATACGGCAGCTGATGACCAGGAAAGATGAGGTCCTGTCCCATCTAGCCGACCGAATTGGTCGGTGGGTTGACGGTAGTGATCTTGCCAACGAGAAGGTCGGTGGTAGCGAAGGCTTGCGTCGGCTTAGAGAGCTGCAAGAAGAGGGCCACAAGATCAGTACGCGAAAGCACCCTGATCCGTCGCGTGACGTTTGGCAGTACATGCTTGAACCAGGAACTGCCAAAGAAGTCCAATGGCGTTGTACTAAGTGCAAGCACGAGCAAGCAGATTCTCTCATAACCGACCACGCAAAGTCTCTAACTATCGCCGATGGATATGCTCATGAATACTGCCAAAAGTGCGTAAGCAGGCAGCTATTTAAGAGGCTATAGCGAAAGGCCTCTGCTCCCAGATGTGAAATAGAACGTTGACCCGGTAAGATCAGCAGCATACCCAAGGGCGTCGACCATGTCGTCGTGAGTACTGTTTGGGAATGTGAGCATCTCCCTCTCAAGAGCGTCTATTCCTGGGCCGCCCTTCAGGTGAAAGACTTTTCCTGCCTCATACCTTGCAGCCAAAGCCCGGGCGCGGATTACCTTGTCTCGGTCTGGACGTACAGCCTTTGCTGGGAGTCGCGTCTCGGCGAGAAGCTCGCGGATAAAGGTTGCCTGGTACTGCACTGACTCAATGTTTACCGCCTCCATAAAGCGTGGCTCGTCTACCTGGTCTATATCCTGCCCCTTCAGTCCAATCAACCTTGCTGGCCAAGAAACACGGGGACTCGTCTCATCGTTCAGCAACCCGCCGTCCTTGTCAATACCGGTAAGCCAGTACCTGTGCCCCTCTTGAATTCTTGAGCGGTAAGCCCCGACCACGTAAAGGTTGCCGGAGCTGTCTTCAACAACCTCCACCGCAGCGGTATAGTCGGAGCGCTCATTGGCGGAGGCTGCAAGGTCAACGCCTATCCTGCGGGACCCGTGGGGAATTTTATCAACATGCTGTACCCAGTCATGGCGGAAGATATTTCCGCCCATTTGAGTTACGTCATTTTGGAACTGGAGTGAGAAGATTGGCCCGCCAAGCTCTTCACGCTTCCTTTCCAAGTCGGCGAGGCTGAAGTACCCGGGCCATAGTGGCTTATTGTCTTCGATGGCGGCCCTTCGGAGTGTTGGTATGCCTCTAGCATGCAGCCTGGCGTAGAAGTCGTCTTCATGCCAGCGCGTCCCGATGTACCATCTCTTAGCTCCAGGAACAAGCATCGGGTCAACGACCTGCCAGTAGATTTCTTCTGCCTTCTTTCTGGCACCAGCGGTAGAGTTTTCGCGCAATCCGACCATGTCGTCTGCGAGGAGAATGTCAAGACGCGGCCCAGGCTTTACAGACGTCAGACCGTCAGCGAAACAGGTCGTATCTTTACCAAGGTCAACCCCCTTGACAATCCAGACGGCGTCCGTCCACTTTCTGCCGACAACGCCATCCTTCGCCCACGGGAACACCTCTGCAAAGTATGGTGACTCTACAAGCGTCTTAATGGCCCGGGATCGAGCAATGCCGTCGCTCTGTACGGCCGTGAGGACTCCGATCCTAACTTTGCCGCGAGTCTCACCAACAAGTCTTGCAACCCTGTGTATTAACATCGTTGTCTTCGCGTGGCCGCGAGGCATAAGGACCAAGGCAGTGTCGTTCTTGTCTAGGAACTTTTCCATTCCAACAAGGTGCCTTGGAAAGACAAGGCCAGACATGTACTCAGCAAAGGCAGCGTCACTCGTGGCCGCCTGAACGCGAAGCCACTCTCGGTACTGGGCCTGCGGGCTACTTTGCGGGTTCGGTGAGGACAACTTTGTTCTCCGTAAACTCTAGGTTTTCCTTCTCGATATCGTCCTCATTCCTGAGGTTCTCAGCCCACTCAGTGAGCCGCGCAGCGATCTTCTCGCTGTCGAGAGAGTCAATGTTGTGCTCCTGGGCAATCATGACTGGACCGCCACCCTCGCCGGTTAGCTCGGTCTTTTCTGGTGCGTATGCGCCGACCATTTTGGCAACTGTCTGCACAGCCTCCATCTGAAGCCTGAGGAAGGCAACCTCAGCACTACCACCACGGGAACGAGCGGCCCCAGCCGCGGCATCTCGACTTATCTGTCGAATTTTATCCATGAGCTCGCCGCGAACAACCGGAATATCAAGCTTCTCGGCCGCCCACTCTTTCTTGATGACGGACATGTGGTGATAGATGCTATCGATGCTTAGATCGCAAGCCTTGGCTATCTGGGCGTATGGAACCCCGTTCAGGTACAAGGCTTTGATCTTCTCCCTGAGGGCCTCCATTTCGGCCGCTGGTTTTCTTCCTGGTCTACCCATTTGGCTGCCTCCTTATTAGCAGTGTCAGGATATTAACACATATGTTATGATACACGCATGCCAGAAGACATTAAGATCCTTCAAGAGTCAATAGAGATGGTCGATACAGACTCCATCGACCCCCACCCAGAAAACCCACGGGTTGGAGATATCGGGGCCATTATCAACAGCATGAGAACTAATGGGTTCTTTGGAGCCCTAATCGCCCAGAAGTCTACTAGGCACGTTCTGGTCGGAAATCACAGGCTTCATGCGGCAACATGGCTAAAAATGCCACAAGTCCCGGTTATTTGGGTAGATGTCGATGATGTTAAGGCAAAAAAGATCATGCTTGCAGACAACCGAGTTTCTGACCTGGGGAGCTATAACGACGACGTCCTGCTCAGCCTGATTAAGGACCTTACTGACGAAAAGGTCAACGTTGCCGCGCTGGGGTACGACGACGACGATATTGAAGACATCATTAAGCGGGCAAATGAGCCGATGGACCTAAACGTGGAGGCCGAGCCGGAAAAGAAAGATCGGGTTGCTCGATGCCCCCAGTGCAACTTCGAATTTACGCCTAGCAGACCAGGTCGCTAGAGAACGGCGCCTGGGCCTCAAAATCCTCCATATCCGGCTCCCTAAACCCCTCAGGGATATCCATCCAAAGGATAATCATTCGGTATGAGTCGTCGCTTGCGGCTTCACCCAGCTTGTTTGCCGCCAAGACTACCGCTCCGCGAGCATCAGCGGCCAGGTCGACCCAGCCGGGCCCAAGAACCTTCCAATACGGGGCCTTGCCACCGACGTGCCTGATGACGACTCGGATCTCTTCGTTCCGCATAATCCGATTGTACACGACAGGAAAGAGCAGAACACGCAACGATGTCTGTCAGCTCGCACTAAATGTATCATTAGGTAATGGTTGGCCTGTACGAAGTCCTATTCACCGCGCTCTCTGGAGACAACGACCTCCAGACGCTTTTGGGCGGGTCGAGTTCCGATAGGAAAATTTACCCAATAACCCATGACGGAGCGACTGAACCGCCAGCAGTCCGGTTCGCCATCCTCAGCGGGAATAGCGACATTGGACATCCAGTTGACAGGCCAGTCATTGACCTAGAACTTGTTTCGACAACCGGGGTAACCCAGCTAAATCTTATTCAGGCCAGGGTTGACGCCATTGTCAACCGCAAGAGACTTTCTAATGCCAATATAATCGTTCATTTGTGCTATAAAGTATTCGAGGCTGACGAGTACGACCCGGAAGCCCGAGAATACAGGAGGATAGTCAGGTATAACCTGATTACCAGCTGAAACAGGAGAGAGAATAATGCTTACTCTTGGTAGCGGTACGATCAGCATTGCGGCATACCAGACGGGTGCCAATGCTACGACCCCGGGCTCCACGTACACGGCAGGTAACCTCTACACGATCGGCGAGATCGGTGGAGACGTTGAGTTCGACATCAATTTCCAGGAGAAGGAGTTCTTCGGTCAAGCTAACTTCGCAATCGCCAAGGCTTTCTATGGCGGTAAGGTCGAGGTTCGCGCCCGCCGAGTCGAGGTCAACGTTGCTGCCCTCAAGAACTTCTTCACCACAAACTCGTTGACGGCGCCAGATCCGGGCTCGTTCACGTACAACCCAGCTGTCAGTGGCGCATCGGCAAGCTTGCCGCGCCCGCTGTATGTGAAGTTTACGCACACGCGATCGGACGACTCGTCAAAGACGGTCAACATCCACCTTTTCAAGGCATATAGCATGAAGCTGACGTACCCATTCACCCGCGAAGACATCGCAGTGATGGATATTGACTTCTCGGCTATTGTTGACACGGCTGCGGCAGTGGGGACTACGACCACCCGGTCGATTCTTCTCGTCGAAGCCTCCTAAGGAGTAGAACATGCTTACGCTTGGTTCGGGAACGATACTCGCGCGTAAGTGGTATCCTGGCTCGACGCTCGGGGCGCCTACTGGCGTCTCAGCGTCGGCCACGGGTACCGGTTCTGGTCTTTCAGCTGGAACCTATTACGTCCGGGTTGCATCAGCAAATGCGTACGTAAACGGAGTTAGCGATCCGAGCGCTCAAGTTACGGTGACAATCACCTCTGGTCAGAATATCCAGGTCGACTGGACCGCACCAGGCAGCGGCGCCACGCCAACTAAATACTTTGTATTCATCGGCACGTCAACTGGCAACTCTACAAAGCAGGCAGAAGTTAACCACCCAACGGTAACCTACACCAGGACTGCAGCGCTTACTGACGGAACACCTGCGTCCTGGTACGGGATGCAGACGGTTGGGGAGATTGGCGGGGATGTTGAATTTGCGATGGACTACCAGGAAAAAGAGTTTATTGGGCAGAACAACTTCCCGATGGCTAAGGCGTTCTACGGCGGTAAGGCAAACCTTATGGCACGACGGGTCGAATTGTCCCTGGAAAACATCCGCCGCCTTCTTGCCTCAACATCGAGCTACACGGGGACCTGGGGCTCCACGGCGGTTGAGACGCACTCTCTACCGACGGATATCCAAACCCAATTCCTTTATGTAGAATTTAGCCACCTTCGTTCGGATGACACGGCTAAGACGGTGACGATAGTCGGCTATAAGGCCTGCCTATCGAAGCTGACTTTCCCGTTCACCCGCGAGGATATTGCAGTCATGGACCTGGAGTTTTACCTGTCCTATGACTCGGGAAACGCCGCCATCGTACAGGTGTCGGCAGATTAGTTAGGAGAAGAAAATGGCAGGAAATAACCTGGGCGAGATCCGCCCCACAAATAAGGCACTCAACCTGAATGACCTTGCAGAACTTGAAGAGAAGTTTGGGTCACTCGACAGCATCAATTTCTCTAAGGTCTCAACCCTTAGGTACGTCCTCTGGCTGGTTCTTAAGAAGGAAGATGTTGCGTTGACGCTTGAGCAGGTTGGCGAGCGTTTTGACCTTTCCAACTTGAACAAGGAGATTGAGCCAATCCTTGAGGCTTCAGGTCTGCGTGGTGACGGCGAGGGAAAAGCTCAAGAGGAGTAAAGTGGAGTGATATAGAGTGGCCAATGATTATGGCGTCTTACGCCGAATCATTTGGCTACACTCCAGCTCAGTTCTTCACTTTAACCCTCAAGCAAGTTGCCGCATTCGGCAGGTACGCTGAAAAAAGAGAAGACGATATAAAGAAATCAAGGAAGTCCAAAGGCTCATCTTCCAGTAGTTCCGGGTCGATCAATACCCTCGAGGAGCTCGTCGGTAGGTTTGGCACCCAAGAGGCAAAAGAAAGATTGATGGGAGATGGCTGAGGAACAGCTACAGTTTAATATTACGGGAGACGCAACAAAGCTCATTAGTGAGCTTGAGCGGGCCGCCCGTGCTGTAGCCTCCGCAAAAACAGCCTTCAACGGTATCAAGTCGACACTCTCTGAGGTCGCTCAGACGAGTAGCTCTCTCTCCGCTTCTATGGAGAAGGCGACCGGGTCGGTAAACAAGTCCGCCTCCGCCACAAGAAGCAACACAAAGGCTCTGTCCGACCTGGCCAATGCTGTAAAGCTTTTGGCCGGGTCGGTCAGTTCACTAGATGAGAAAATCTCCAAGCTTGCTGCGGCAACTACGAGGAATACGACTGCGACGCGGCAAAACTCCGCCGCGATGCGGGACGACACAAATGCCGTTAATCAGTCAAGCAACGCAGTAAGCGACCTAACACAAAGGCTTGCGAGTCTGGGCAACTCAGCAAAAGCTGCTAAGTCCGCGATGTCGGGGATTGGTGGAAATGTCCAAGTTGGCGGTTCCGGCGTAGGTGCAGCCCTAAGCACAGGGTTTAACGCGGCAAGGGCTTCAAGCGGCCTTCTAAACAACTCAGTGAAGGTACTATCCGCCAGCCTCACTGGCATACGCGCAGTCGGCTCCATGGTTGGCAATGCCTTGAGCTCTGCGTTCAACAGGATCAAGACCGCAATAAGCAATACATTTAATGCAAACTCTGGCCTTCTTGCATCCTTCCGGCAAAGCATCGGTTATGCGATGCAGTTCTATACAGTTGGGCAGGCAATTAACTTTGTACGTGGATCGGTTGACCACCTTCTAAGCGGCATCATCGGCTTCAATAGCCAGCTCCAGACAACAAGAATCGCATTCTCTGCGGTGTTCCGATCAGACCAGGTCCTCATGTTCGACCAGGCGATGAAGGAAACTGGCGGGAATATTGCCGAATCAGTGGAGATAATGAATGGCCGCATCGCGGACTCGTACGGCACGCTTTCGGCTGGGCTAACCGGGACATTCAACAGCACGGAAGAGGTCACATCAGCCCTCAGGGCAAAGGCGAGGTCCGAAGCCGAAGAATACGTAAAGATTCTTCGTGAGTACGCAAACGTTACGCCATTTAAGCTTGAAGAAATCGTACAGGCCAGCCGACGAATGGCGGCCTTCGGATTCCAGGCCGATGAAATCCTTCCATCCATTAACGCGATTGGCCAACAGGTTGCTGCAATCGGAGGAACCGGCGAGCAGATTGACCGAGTAACCTATGCCCTCGGACAAATGCGTACCGCAGGAAAAGTGTATGCGCAAGACATGCTCCAGCTCTCTAACGCTGGTATCTCAGGCTATCAAATCCTTGCAACTCACGCTGGCAAGACCGTTCAGGAGATCAAGGACCTGGCCAAGAAGGGAATGCTCGACGGCAAGGTTGCATCAGAAATAATCCTAACTTATCTCCAGAAGCGCTTCGATGGCGCAATGCTTGACCTTGCAAACACCTATGCCGGTGCGAAGACAACAATCTCAGACATGACAAGGTCGCTAACGGCAGACGCCTTCGTCCCGCTATACAGCGCATTTGAGAAGGTTGCCATTAACTTTGCCTCGATGCTCACAAGGCCAGAAGCCGCAGCATTTGCGGAAGACATCAAAAATAATGTGATTGCGCCGGTTAGCGAGTTCATATTCGATATCATCCCGGCTGGCATCGAAGGGATTGCTCAGTTTGGTGCTGCTATTTACAACTCTGCTGTTACCGCCGGAACTCCGCTCAATGCACTTGTGAATGCTGTCGCAGCTGTAGTCAGCGTCATCCAGCAAGGCATACCGATTGCCGTCGAGATGCTGGGGAACAAAGCGGTTCAGGCCGTACTCGGACTCATCCTTGCATTCAAGCTTCTAAACGCCGTCATCATGGGAAATCCAATTCTCGCCCTGGTCAGCATCATAGTTGCTTCCCTTGGAATAATCGATAAGATCCTAAAGGCAAACGGGACCTCACTACTAGAGGTCTTTAAAAACGTTGTCACATCCCTTGAGCCAATCATCATGAACGTGTTTGGGTTTATCTCGGCAATCATCCCAGTCATAGCTCAGGCCGTTCAGCAAGTGATACCGGTGATCCTGCAGGCAATAGGAGCAGTTGTTGGATTTATCCAGTCTATCTATCCGTTGATTGAGTCGATTATTGTTCAGTTTGTCGGCATCATTCAAAATATTATTCCGTACGTTCAGGCAATCATCGGACTTGTTATGACAGCTATCCAGGCAATTGCCCCAGTTATAGGAACAATCATTACCGCAATACTGCAGATTATTGACGCTGCAATGCCAACAGTTAACTTCCTAGTTGAGATGGTAATGGGGATTGCAACGATTATTGTTGGCATAGCAACAGCAATTATTAGCGTCGTTGCTCCAATTATTGACTTTGTTGTAAGGGCAATAACTCCAATCATTGTCGGAATCTTCCAGTTCATTGGGGTCCTTCTCCAGCTGGTAATGACTATTGCAAAAGTTATCGCTGGTTTTATTGGGTTTATCATGTCGCTTGCACCGGTTCAGTTTGCAATTAATGCGGTCAGCTTTGTCATCGGTAGGCTTGGAGATATTGCTGCTGGTATCTTCGGGTTTATCGGAGGAATAATCGGGTTCATGGCTAACGCTATTGCAACGGGCGCTAACTTTGCAATTGACATTATCAACGTTTTGATTGACGCCTATAACGCAATACCGTTCCTTGACGATATCGGGAAGCTCGATAAGATCTCCATGAAGGTCGAAGTTGAGCGTCCGGTCATGCCGGAGATTACAGCGGCAGACAGCACCATGGGCATTTCCGGGGACCAGATCAGCACGCAAGGAATTAGCGATGTTGTTGGAACCCTATTCGGAGACGAACAACAGAAGATCGAGATGAGCGCCGACCTTAACACAAAGCTTCAATTCCCTCCAGGGTGGGGAGAAGGTGCGCTTATCACAACCGGCGACGGTACTGGAACCGGCACCGGGGGCGGAGGCGGGAAGACAAAGCAGCAAGAACTGAACGAGTTCCTTGCAGCCGTATCGAAGTATGAGAAGGCGATGCTCGAGGCGCTCAAGGATCTTCACCAGAGAAGGCTCGAGGATATCGAGAAGCAGAGGGACGAGGAGATCGCCGCCAAGGAGGC